CCTCGTGTTCATGCACACGGACATGGAGTCGGACGTTCGCAACCTGCCGGGCTTCACCCCGATGGTCGAGTACGCCACCGGCACCACGGTCCACGAGCGCGAGATCGGCGCGGTCGAGCAGTTCAGGTTCATCACCTCGCCCTACCTGCGTCCGTTCCTGAACGCCGGCGCGACCGCCGCGGCCAATGCGTTCCTGGCCGCGGGCATCGCCTCGACGGGTTCGAACGCGCTGGACGTGTACCCGCTGCTGATCGTGGCCGAAGAGGCGTGGGGCCAACTGGCGCTGAAAGGCCTGGACGCGGTCAAGCCGATCTACCTGCCCGCCAAGCAGGTGAACCACGCCAACCCGCTGGGCCGCTTCGGCTACGTCGGCGCCCAGTTCATGAAGGCCGCTGTTCGCCTGAATGAGCAGTGGATGGTCCGCTACGAGTGCCTGGCGACCTACCTGTCCTGATGACCTGACCCCGGGGTGACTCCCGGGGTCTCATGGAGGCCAAAATGCCTTTCACCCAAGTCCTGAATAACGCTCAGACCCTCAGCAAGTCTGACGCGAAGGCGCTGATCACGGAGTTGACCCTCCTGCGGCGCGAGCTCGACGAGATCCGCGCCAACTTCAACGCCGCTCTCACCAAGCTCGACGCCGACATCGCCGCCGGCGGCGCCACCGAGACCGACTACAACGCGACGTGCGCGCTCGCCACCACCGGCGGCATCGTGACTTCGGTCACCGCTGCCGCGGCCCGCCGCTTCACCCCCACCTGATCCAAGGAATCGTCATGCAGAATCTCCAAGAAGCATCCGCCCTGTCGGCGGTCCTGGGCAACGCTGGTTTGACCGGCCTGTCCGGCGCGGCCACGACCTACAGCACGTCGGCCGTCCCCGTGTCGATCAACGGCGTGGTCACCACCAACGGCGCGAACTCCGGCGCCGCCACGCCCACGACCAACTCCACGAGCGCGGCTGCGCTGACCGTCACCGCCCCGGCGACCGGTCACAAGGCTGCCCTGGTGGTCTGGACGGTGGACACCAGCGGCACGGAACGCATCCGCTCCGACGGTTTCGTGACCTCGCTGTCGGGCGCCGAGATCATCCTCGACTTCCCCGACATCCCGGCGACCGAGGTGCCGTTCGCGTATCACACGCTCAAGGCCGGCACCACCGTCTCGGGCACCTGGACCTTCGGTTCGTCGAACTGGAACGCCACCGGCATGACCGTGGGCACCGTCGTGAACTGCTCGATGATCCCGCACCCCAGCGTGGTCTCGGTCTCGTGATCACCGGCCCCTGAGAGGGGGCCACCGTAGTCCAAGAACGCCCCGGAATCCGGGGCGTTTTTCATTGTGGAGACCGCCATGCCCCGTGGCGTGTATGAGAGGAAACCTGTGAGCAAAGTACCGAATCTGACCGGCAAATCCGTGGACGCCACCAGCGACATGATCGAAGGCCGGGAGCGCGAGTACACCGTGGCCGACGTGCTCGCCAACGGCCAGGCGCCGCTGCAGTCCGCGCACGTTGACATCGCCACCGTCACCGATCTGAGCGAAGCGCAGTTCATGGAAGAACTGGTGGAGATCGTGATCCAGGGCGACCACCACGACGGCGCCGAGAACGGCCCGGTCTGGCTGGGCGTGAACGGCGAGTGCCTGTGGGTGCATCGCGAGATCCCGGTGAAGGTCAAGCGCAAGCACATCGGCGCGCTGCTGGACGCCCGCACCGGCACCATGCGACAGCAGCGGATCATCGCCCCCGACGGCAGCCAGGGCTACGTCGAGCGCGAGACCACCGGCCTGTCGTACCCGTTCTCGGTGATCGGCGACCCCAACCCGCGCGGCGCGATGTGGCTGCGTGAAATGATGCGCCGGCCGGCATGACCTTTCTCACGTTGGCCCAGACGCTGCGCGAGAAGTGCGGCATGGCGGGCAGCGGCCCGTCAACCGTCGTCGGCCAGTCGGGCGAGTCGCTGCGCGTGGTGAACTGGATCAACGAAGCCTGGCTGGACATCCAGAACCGGCACAACTGGGATTTCATGCGCGAGGACTTCTCGTTCGTGACCGTCTCGGGCACCCAGGCATACACCCCGTCGGGGTCGTCCGGTTCCGGTGCGGCGTTGACCGACCACAAGGCGTGGTGGCCGGACACCTTTCGGTGCTACCTGACCTCGCTGGGCGCGGCCGACATCCAGTACCTGCCGGTGCAGGACTACGCGTGGTTTCGCGACGTGTACCAGTTCAGCACCCTGGCCAACGGGCGCCCCACGTGCTGGGCGCAGCGCAAGAAGGACCGGGCGATCCTGCTGGGCAACACGCCCGACGCGGTCTACACCATCACCGGCCAGTACCAGAAGGCGGGCGCCAAGATGGTGCTGGACGACGATTCCATGCCCACCGGGCTGCCCACCGAACTGGAGTACCTGATCGTGTTCCGCGCGATGCAGAAGTACGCCAGTTACGAGGCGGCGCCCGAAGTGATGAACGAAGCGCGCGCCGAGTACAAGGCCCTGCTCACGCTGGCGGGCGCCTACCTGCTGCCCGACATCGACGCCCCGGAACCCCTCGCATGAAAAGCCCGGCTGCCGCGCCGATCAGCACCAACTATTTCCGGCTCGAGGGCGGGCTGAATCTGGTCACGCCGGCGCTCTCGGTGCCAGCTGGCCAGACCATCGACTCGCAGAATTTCGTGCCCGAAGTCACCGGCGGCTACAAACGCGTGGGCGGCTACGAGCGGTTCGATGGCCGCACCAGTCCGAGCGAACGGGATTACTACGTCGCCACCGTCGCGCTCTCTGGCGTCGTGGCGGTGGGCAACACCATCACCGGGCTGACCTCCGGGGCGACGGCCAAGGTCATCGCAGTGGAAAGCGCCACTGTCCTGGCGGTGACCCGGGTGAGCGGCACGTTCGTCGCGGAATCGATTCAGGTGTCCGCCGTCACGGTGGGCACGGTTTCCGCGGTGACGCTGTCCGGTGCGTCCACCACGAGCCTGGCGGCGTCCTATGAATCCCTGACCGCCGACGAGTACCGCACCGACATCAGTGCGGTGCCCGGGTCCGGCCCCATCCGCGGGGTCTGGTTGTACCGCGACGATGTCTATGCCTTTCGCGACAACGCGGGCGGCACCGCCTGCGAGATGTACAAATCGACATCCTCCGGGTGGTCGGCCTCGCTGCACACATTCGCCGTGCCCGGGGGCACCTTTCGCTTCGTCAACTGGAACTTCTCGGGCGCATCCACTGGCCAGAAGATGTACGGCTGCGACGGCAAGAACAAGGCCTTCGAGTTCGACGGCACCACGCTCACCGCGATCACCACGACCGCGGCGACGGACACCCCGCAGTGCATCATCGCGCATAAAAATCGCCTGTTCCTGTCGATCTTCGGCTCGCTCTTCTTCTCGGCTGCCGGCACGCCCACCACCGGGTGGGCCAACGTCGCGGGCACCTCCGGCGAGATCGGCGTCTCCGATCAGATCACGGGCCTGCTCGCGATCCCGGGCGATCAGAACGCGTCCGCCCTGGCGATCTATGCCCGCAACAGCACCTACGTGCTCTACGGCAGCAGCGCCTCGAGCTTCATCCTTCAGACGAGCGCCACCGACGCGGGCGCGCTGGCCGGCAGCATGCAGTTCATCGGCTCGCTGCTCGCGCTGGACGATCGCGGCGTCACCCAGCTGCAGACGGCGCAGAACTTCTCCAACCTCGAGCAGGCCACGATCAGCCGCCTGGTGCAGCCGTTCCTCGAGGCCCGGCGCGGCCTGTTCGTCACCTCGACCGTGCTCCGATCGCAGAACCATTACCGCATCTATTTCAGCGACGGTTACTGCCTGGCGTTCCAGATCGAGAACAGGTCCAACCGCGGCGTGATGCCGATCTACTACCCCAACCCGGTCACCTGCATCTGTTCGGGCGAGAACCTCTCGGGGGTCGAGAAGACCTACTTCGGCTCGACCAACGGCATGGTGTACCAGGCCGAAGTCGGCAAGAGTTTCGACGGGTCCGACATCGAGGCATGGATGCGCCTGTCGTTCGACTCTGAGCGCAGCCCGCGGATCCGCAAGCGGTGGCGCCGGGTGGTGGTCGAGTGCCGCGTGCCCCAGTACACGAGCCTGAATTTCACGTACTCGCTGGACTACGGTGACTTCACGCTGCCCGTGGCGCCCACCTCGATCAGCGACGTGGTGCAAACCCGCCTGCAGCCTGGTGGCGGCGGTTTCTGGGATCAGTTCACCTGGGACAACTGGTCCTGGGACAACTCGATCATCAACCCGCCTTCGTTCGATCTGACGGGCACGTCCAAGAACATCTCGATGCTGGTCTACACGCTGGACCGGGTCAGCGATCCGTTCACGCTTCAGTCGATCACCCTTCACTACTCACCCAGGCGCGTCGAACGAGCATGAGCAACCCCTACTACACGAAGACCGGCCAGCCGGCCTCTCAGACGCAGGGCCGCTCTGATGTCATCCGCGCCGAGTACTCGCTGATCGAAGCAGGGTTCGATGCGGCCTATGCCGCGATCCTGTTGCGCGCGACCAGCGCCTCGCCCACGTTCACCGGCACGGTCAACGCGTCCGGCGCGACCACGGTCACCGTTCCGACCGAGGCGAACCTCGCCGACAGCACGACCAAGGCAGCCAGCACCGCGTTCGTGCAAGGCGTGCTGGGCGCCGCCGGCGCGCTGCTGCCGGTGCAGACCGGGTTCACCGCACTGTATTCGCTCAAGACCAACGGCACGGTTGCCTCGTGGACGCTCACGCTGCCCGCGCAGGCAAGCAACTCCGGCAAGTTCCTGGGCACCAACGGGGCCGCCGAGTCCTGGCTGATGGTGGGCATGGCTCGCCAGGCGGCGACGGGCACGCTCGCGATCGGCCTCGCCGACAACCGCACGATCATCGACTGCTCCGGCACCTTCACCGCCACCTTCGCGGCGCCGGCCACCCTCACGACCGGGTGGCACGCGATCCTGCGCAACACTGGCAGCGGCAACGTCACGGTGGCGCACACGAGCGGCAACATCGACGGTCTGACCTCCTACGTCATGTACCCCGGCGAGGCCCGCCTGTTCCAGTGCGATGCCTCGACCATCCGGTCTCAGGTGCTCAACCCGTACAACGTCACGTACACCAGTGGCGCGAACACCTTTACCAAGCCGCCTGGCTACGCGTACCACGAGGGCGAGTTGTGGGCCGGCGGCGGTGGCGGGTCAGTGGGCGCGGCAGCGCCTGGCGGCGGGGGCGGGGCCTGCACGCCGTTCAAGCTGCGCGACTCCGTCATGGGCGCCACCGAAACGATCACGATCGGCGCCGGCGGCACCGGGTCTGCGACGGGCACCCCGAGCGCGGGTAGCGCCTCGACGATCGGCTCGCTGGTGCGCGCCGGCGGCGCTCGAGCGGCGACCACCACCAACGGCGGCGTGGCGATGTTCTTCTCGGCTGAAGCGGCCAATCTGGCCACGCTCTCTGGCCTCGAGTTCACCAGCGCGGGCGCCTCCGGCCCGACGACGTGGGGCGGCGGCAGCGGCGAGCAGTCCTCCTCCGGTTACGGGACGGTCTGGGGTGGTGCGGCCGGCGCCAAGCAGGGCAGTACCGCAATCCCGTCGGTCTTCGGGGGGCAGGGCGGCGCGCCCGGCACGACCGGTGTCGGCAGCCCGGGCACCGCACCGGGTGGCGGTGGCGGCGCAACGAACTCCGGTGCCAATGGCGGTGCCGGTGCATCCGGCGAATGCCGCATTCGAGGACTGGTCTGATGGCGCGATACGCGATCGTGGTGAACGGCAAGGTCGATCGGTGCATCGACACCGACGCAGCTGGAGCGGCGCTGGTCGGCGCGATCCTTGCGCCCGGCGCGAACATCGGGTGGAACTATGCCAACGGCACGTTCAGCGAGGCCGCGCCGACCGAGACCG